AGTCCAGTGATGATTTGGGAAGGTAATCTTCTTCAATTCTGTAATGGTCAACCTTCGGGACAACCACTAACAGTTGAGATGAATTCTATTATTAACTCATTGTTATTACGTATGGCTTTTCTCACTATCATGGATGAACACTATCCTGAGATCAAAGATCCTAAATTTGGGAGATTTGTGAAAGATGCTACTTATGGTGATGATAATGCTATGGGTGTCTCTGATGAGATTCCCTTGTTTAATCATACTACCATTCAAGCAGTATTTGCTTCTTGGGGTATTAAGTACACAATGGCTGACAAGGGAGCTGATTCAGTTCCTTATCAAACTATTGAAGAAGTTTCATTTTTGAAGAGATCATTTCGTTATCATCCGCAATTGGAGTCTATTGTTGCTCCCCTGGAAGAAGAATCTTTGAGTAAGAAGTTCTATTGGTGGACTAAGTCTAAGAACACCCCTCTTGACTTCCCTGAGCAATTTCAAGCCAATTTCGAGTCACAAGCTCGTGAGGCTTACTTGCATGGGGAGGAATTTTATTCAGAATTCTGTGCTAAATGCGAGCGTATAGTTCGTGCTTCTCAAGATGGAGATGAAAGGTTTATTCTTCCGTGGAATACCATTCAACCTCTTTCATGTGATCGCATGTGCTCTGCACTTAAGGATGCATACTTCCCTGGAGTAAACTAAATGCTCCGTATCTGTTATTGTAAATTATATTGTAAATTAAATTGTAAATTAAATTGTAAATTAAATTGTATACTAGACTGGGCCTTGTTTATGTCCCAGCGTGCGCAGATACGTGCACGTTAAGTTGAAGAAATCTTTGTGGGGTAGTTACTTGCTGTGGTTTGTGAGTTCCTCTACTCATACCACTGTAGAGAAAACTCACAGATCTTGATCCTCCTGTAGGATAGCCGTTTTTACGGTAGGCGAGTCAATACGTCAAAAGACAGAGGCTCTGTACACTAAAGAATGATGTATCTTATGTGTGTATTAAATAAATGTACATTAGTAAAATTGTAAATTATGAAAATATGCAGAGATGCCTATCTATTGGACGTAGAGCTACCAAACCTGCCCTAGTAACCGCAGGTGTACTACTATCCACTTATGAATTGTTGAAGCAATCGCTTATGCAATCTGGTAGATTGGAAGAATCCTTAGCTAAGGTGACTTCCTCTAAAATCGGTATCCATGAGGGTACCGTCAACTCGAGATCAGAATTACTCAAGAGGTTGAAACGTTATCGGATGTTATTCGGTATTATTAATACTTCTCGAGAATCCCAGATTCTAGCTCGTCTTGAGCATGCTATAGAAGATATGGAAACCGACGTTTCTACAGGAGCTCTTAGGAAACAACCTTTTTGTGTTGTTCTCTATGGAAATCCTGGCGTTGGTAAATCTTCGTTTTCTATTCAGCTTGCGAAAAAGTTGATGCATGGTAGATATGGAAGATTTACTTCTCACGATATGGTAACATTGAATGAGACGGATGAATACCAATCAGAATTTAGAACTTCCCACAAAGTTGTTCTTTTTGATGATATTGGTGCTGCAAAATTAGATCGTCCTGATACCGCTAATCCATGGCGTAAAGTTATAGATTTTGTTAACAATGTTCAGAAAACTGCACTAAACCCTAATTGTGAAATGAAGGGTAAAGTGTATATTCAACCTGATCTTGTTATACTCACTACTAATCTTGATCTTTCAAAGACATTTGCTATGGTAGGTGGTTTCATGAATTGTCCAGAAGCTATTGAGCGACGTTGTAGTTCTGTTATCCATCTATTAGATTATCACACTGGTGTGGTTATCAATTATGATGGAGGAGAAACTCATCGTACAGCTTATTGTGGAAAGATGCCATCAAATCTGAAATCAGGTTTGGAGACAGCTATCACTCGTGAATCTATTGTTACTCAACTTGATGAACAATTTCGTGAACATATGATTGATCAGCAGAATTTTGTTGATAAGTTTAATAGTTATTTCGATGATTTGCCAACTATTGATGAAACCTATGATGAACAATCAGAAGTTTATGAACCCCAAGCAGCAATTGCTCCCCAGTATGACCCTTTACATGAGGAGAGGCTTACAAATTATTTGATTTCCCATATAGATTGGGACTTCTATTTTTGTGCTTATCCTTATGGTCATCAAGGAGAAGTATATTACTTTGATGGTTATGTTTATAGTTCGTTTGGGAGTCATCCTGAACAAGCAATCAATTTACATCAAGATTATATGAATGAATTGCGTCAGAAAATGTTGGATATCACTCCAGATCCTTATAAGGACGGAGAAGTGATGGATATCCCAGGATTGATTGCTGAAGGAAATTCCGTTTCTATTAAAGCTGAATCAGATACTTGTATTGTGTCTGACTTTCAGAATGATGCCTTCGTAGAATCAAATTGGGATTACACTCCCAAATTGAAGGATTATGATCTTCCTATAGTAATTGATGAATCATGTCCTCACTATCAGGAATTATTGTCGTTTACTGCTTCGGTATTATACTCTCTTAAATCGTGGCCTGATCTAGAATTATTTCTAGATTTTGCGACTGAGGGTGTCGGAGCAAGACTTCAATGTTTACCTCAACGATACGAAGACCCGGATTATCAGATGCCTATCAAAATGAAAAGGAGAGTATTAAGAATAATTGCGAAGAGATATAGTTATTTATTCAAAATGAATTCTGTTTCTGTTTTCCATTTCTTTATGTTATATCCTCCATTTGGTTTTCCTCCTCACTATGCTGAGCAGTCTCTCCGTTGGCTTGAACGTATTCGATCTGAAAATCTATTGAATGCATCAGATGTATCAATTGGTACATTTTCTTGTTCTACTCCTCCGAATTCAGTATCGAATGATTTGAAAATTCCACCATCTTTTGATTGGACCGAAACAGTTGATTCTGATGATTCAGTTATGTCTGATGACATTTCTACTGACACTTTACCTGAATCAACAACTGGCGATTCACATTATCGCGAATTATTAAGAGATAAAGTGGAAAAGAGTGAATCTAATCATTCGGACCCTTCTACTTCTCATTATAAAGATCAATCCGAAGATGAGTTCTGTGATGAATTTATCAAACTCTTGAATCTACCGAAAGGATCAGTATCTCAGATTACTCGTAATTTGAAATTTGCTCCATATGGAGAAATTGATTTGATTTTAGAAATTGATGATTTCATTATCGTTGGTGAAATGAAGAGGACGCCTCATCAGGCACAAAAAGCAAAAGCGAATAAGCAGGCCATTAAATATGGTAATGTTGTTTCAATTTTGCGACCGGGTACAAGAGTATTCGGAATTACTTACACTTATAGTGGAATGAAGATTTGTTATGATAACGGTCTCCCTTACACGTCTAATGTATGCGATAATCTATTTTTGATTCTCGGTTATACAAAACGCCACTAGTGTTAAGTAATTGAAAAGTTCAGTCAGAAGAACTATAAAAATCTGACAAAGATATTCTGTGAAGAAGGCCTATTCGCCTAATTCAATCTCAATGCACCGCGC